GCCGTATCCGCCGCCGTCGCCGTATCCGCCGCCGTCGCCGCCGCCGTCGCCGTATCCGCCGCCGTATCCGCCGCCGTCGCCGTATCCGTCTTTCAATGCGTCATACTTGTTATTGAAAGAAATTATTTCCATTTTCCACCCTCAACCTCTGCAAGAGATGCGGCTCCATCCGCGCTGCAATTAATCAACGCACACGCGTTAAACACCGTAACTGATGCGGCTGCTATGGAAAATTTGCAGTTCGCCTTCTCAACGCCATAAATTGCGCAATCAACAAGCGTCCCACCTTTAGCGGCTTTCCATGACCACATTTGAACGGCATTCGTAAGGTGGATATTAGCACCTTCGCGGCCCTGATAATTTCCCCACAACACGCCAGCGTCACGGCTGCGGACAATAACGACACGACCATCACCTTTTTCAGTTAGTGCTTTGTGATCTACTGTTTTTGTAGCGTTGCTATTCAAATAATTAGCAATAGCAAAAGCATGTTCAATTGTCAGTGTAGTCATTCTCGTTCTCCTGTTTAAGTTATAATCCGCTCTAACACGCTCTAACAGATATTGCAATAGGTAGGTTCTTTTTTTATTTCAAAAACTGCAATTTGAACTAACCAAGGCTTCGCGCTTTGCGCGAGTGAGGCGTAAGGGTTTAAGGAAGGCTATTAAATGTTTTAAGGGAAAGGTTATTGAGTTCAATCACAAACAGTGGTGAGTTGGGTTTGCGCCATAGCTTTGCTTAAGCAGCAAAACTACAGGACAATCACAAACAGCGGAGCCGTAGGGAATTACCATACTTGAAATACACTTGCCTGCTCGCAGGTTAGGACGGGGTTAGCTGTCGCCCTGTAGGTGTTGCTTTGATCTAGCGCGGGGTATCACGTCGCATTCAAGATAAACGTGAGCCTTGACGGTTATGGTGTTTCATAGAGCCGCCCCATTACTTTAAAATGATGTCTTTAGGTTTTCACCATGGATTCCCTATTTTTAAGGGGCAAGGCAGTTAATCCGAAACCTTGCTTTGGACGCTTGCGGTGACCACTTTGTCGTGATACACAGTCCGAACGCTTTCTTGACAAAAGCCTTCTTGCCATAAGATGGCAGAACTTGCAAGGCCCCTCTTAATTGCAGGGGCCTTACTTGTTTTAAGAGATCGCTAACTCGCGTTCAACGGCGGCAATACTGTTCAACGTTGCAACGTCGCTTTCCATGATCAGGCGGTCGATTTTTTTGATGCCGTGCAAAACCGTGGAGTGATCTTTTAGCCCCGCTCTCTTGGCTATCTGTGAAGATGAAATCGACAAGTACTTTCGGCACACCCAATAAAATATCTGCCGTGCGTTAGAAATGTACCTGTAGCGATTAATGCCCGTTAATTCCTTCACTGCAACCTTTAGCGCGACAGAGACGGCTTTAAGAACGTCTGCCGAATCAAAGGCGACGTCCTTTCCTGTTGCGTAGTCTATAATTGCGTGTGCCCTGATAAATGCGGCGTCCATCAAAAAGCCCTTTCTACTTTATCGAAACGTTGCGTTATGTGCTGTTTTCACACCGCTGCCGTGGTGCGTGTCACCACGTTGAACTTGCATGAATTGCCAGTGACCTTCGCAGTAAATTGACTTACCCTGGCGTTCCCAACCCCTCGCTTGAAAAACCAAGGTAGGCCTCAACCTTTTCAATCAGCTCAATAACGTCAGGACTGCCGACCTTCACAGCCCGCGCTACTTTCCTAACGCCACTGATAACCGTTGTGTGGTGCCTGCCACCACATTGCTTGCCTATCCGTGGGTAACTACGTCCTGCGTGTTTTTTGCACAGGTAGAAATAAACATGACGCAAAAACGTTGCGACACTATCTCGGCTTTGAGATGTGATGAGACGTTGCGAAACCCCAGAAACCTTTTCAACAACGTCAAGAATAGCGTTGCAAATACGGGACTCACCCTCAACAGCAGCGTTGATTTCATATTTCAACAACACTCGCTTAAGCAACGGAGTGCATGTCATGATGTATGGACGCCAGTACGTCTTAGGCTTTGCAGATTTAAGCCGTGACGTGGTTTCTTGCTTTTTCTGGCCGTCTGTAGCGGCGGCATACATCCGCGCTCTACGGGCCTTGTGAGCCGCCTGCATTTCAGCAAGGGATTGTGGTTCAACACAAGTCATTACGCGCACTCCATTGCATCACTTATCGCATCCCTTAACAAGGCGACGACCATCTGCTTCTCGCTCAGGTTATGAGCTTTTGCTTCCTTTGCAAGAAAGGCCATTTCATCGGGGGCTAAGCAGTGGTGTGCATTTCTCGCAACAACCGGGATGAGAGAAAGAGCTTGCGTGACATTTGGTGGTGAACACCCAATGATACGGGCGATTTCAATGTTTTTTAAATCTGGACGCGCTTTTTTTAACACGCGGATTTGGTCTGATTTTGTCATGCCCCTGCCCTCGCTGCTAATATTGCGTTTCCGATTAATTCAGGGATTTGTGGAACTACGGCGTTTCCTAAAGTTCCAACTCTGTCCATCCAATTGGGAACCCCATCAAGTGTTCTGACCACTCCGGGTTTATCTTGCCCCCAGCGTGCGTTGCTAAAGTTGGTGTGTTCCTGGTGTATTCTGCTGGATATGCGCCCTCTTTCGAGTTGTGTTTCATCGGGGTAGGCAATAATCCAAACGCGGTCCCGCTCGTGCGGCGCTCCAATGCTGGCAGCGGTAATACAGTGCCACTCAGCATCATACCCGATCTCGGCCAAGTCGCTGAGAAATTGCCAGAACCACGCGCCAGGCGCTTCTTTTGGCCCACTGAGAAACCGGACGACATTTTCAAAGATTGCAATGATGGGGCGTATTTCAGCAACAAGTCTAATCGCTTGCCTGTAAAGCCCGCTTCTAGTTTCTGTGCCAATGCCTTTCTGCAATCCACTTGCGGAAATATCTTGGCAGGGGAACCCTGCTGTAATGACGTTTGCAAAAACCCCGTCAGCGACAAATCGGTGTCTGGAAATAGTTCTAACATCGTCATAGCAAGGCACCTTTGGCCAATGTTTCGCTAATATTTTGCGGGGAAATTCTTCGATCTCGCAAAATGCTACGGTTTCAAATCCGCCTGTACGTTCAAGGCCAAGAGAGAAACCGCCAATTCCAGAAAACAAATCTAAGACGCGCAATTTTTCTGTCATACTGCCCTCGCAACATAATTCCGGCGATCCGGCCCGCAATGATCGGCTTCAACGCGACTATCAATCAGGTGAATATTTCCGGTTCCAATCTCAGTTGAAAACCCGTCTGAAGGTGGACGTCGAATCGTACCGTCTGTGAACGCCTTGCGCCTGTAGCAAGCACCACTCTCACGATATACGCGGCTAATGCCGTGCCATTTGCAGCCTTCGCAGGCGGTGGAAATCACGCGGCCACCTCAATTAACACGGTGACGTTGCCGGCCCCATTTGGCCCCATGGCGTATGTGGTGACAAAATAATAATCATCGACAGCCACAACATGAGCTATGGCGTCCTGTAGGGCTTTGATTGATCCGATGCAGTTGTCTTTATCGCGCCGTCGCTTATCGGGCGGGTTGAAAGTGTACTTCACACGCAAAGCTAGGCCGTTTGAAACAAGGGTGTGCTTTTTCAAATGAAGCTTGGCTTCTAAGGCGGTGTTGATACAATCGGCTTTGTATTTCTTGAACGCCTTTGCCTTGATCATGCGATGCAATTTTTTATTAGGGTTCAACTCTTTTAGAGGCCATGGGAAAGCGACCTCAACTCTATCTGGATTATTGGCTGTAACCTCTTGGATTAAGGCTTCCGTAGTTTGACGGCGCTTGATTGCGTATCCTGAAAAGCGGCTGGTCATTACATCACCCCGCAACCGCTTCGCCGATGCCAGCGATATAGGTGTCAATCATGGCTTCTTCTTCTTGGCGTTCAACCGCGTCTTTCTTGCGAAGGGCGATAACCTTGCGAAGGATTTTCACGTCGAATCCGTTAGCCTTTGCCTCTGCGTAGATTTCCTTAATGTCGTCTGATATGGTTTTCTTTTCTTCGTTCAAGCGTTCAATACGTTCCACCAAGGCCCGCAATTGTCCGTTATTTCCAAATGTTGCCGTCATGGCTTATCCTTTTTTCCGAATTAAAAAAGGGCGGGGTACGCAATACGAAACCCCGCCCAGTGAACCGCGCTAATGGGAGGGAAAAGCGCGGCATTATTGGAACGAAACGCTGCCATTGTCAGCTTCAACTGCTTTGCCAAGCATGGATTGAAATTCGGGGTTACCCCAAAGCAGTTGAACGGCGCTTAATCTAAGCACCAAATCTGAAGGCGCTTTTCCCATTCCGCTCGGGCAAAATGTAAACTCAACACCTCCACTTTCAAGCAAGTGCAGCGATGCAATGCGAGGTGAATTGGTCATGATTTTACCTCTTGATGTAGCTCAACAAGCATGTTGTAGTTGACACCACGAACGCGGTGTTCACGGCACACTTTAACTAAGGTTGGCCAATAACAAACGCGGATGATTTGGCGGCGTTTCATTTCCGCAGCGGTTGAAAGCTTAACGCCGAGCAAATGAGCCACTTTTGTATTGCCACCGAGCGCGTCAAAGATTTGAGGAATTGTTTTCATGGGGGCGATAATTGCACACGCTAAAAACCGCGTCAAGCAAAATAATTGCACCAACTAGCAAATAATTTGATTGACAGTGATTTGCGTCCGTGCTTATGTTAGCCCAACACAACGGGAGTTACATTATGCAATTAAGCCAAGAAAGCCGCGACGCACACCGCGCAATTGAATGTAGCGAAACATTTGAAACGCGCTGCAACGCCATACGCAAGGATGTTCAGGAATATCTGACCAAGATTGTTCCTCAATACTTCACACCAAGCAACAGCAGCGGTTTTACAAAAGCCGAATTTGTTGAGCGGTTCATTTCAGGCCTTAGCCTTGATGTGGCGTTTGACGAGGTGCAGGCCGATAAAGATTTAGTCAACTCTATTTTGTTGCAGGATGATTAATTATGGATGCCCTATCACTCTTCCAAGACGAAGTACGTGCCATGCGCACCCTTCGCATTCTCAACGCCATACACATTCAACGACTAGAGGAGGGTTTAGCCACAGAACCGCAAGCTAAGATTTTCACAACACAAGCGGGTGCTGCTCCTCAGAATTGCAGCCCCGCAACACAGGAGCCAACATCATGATGGATGCTACAGCAAGACAAAAGCGATTAAAGGGAGTTGGTGAGATTTATCCAAGCACTACATGTGGATTTACTAAATTCACTTGGGTTTGGGCTGACACTGGCGAACATTGCGCACCACACTTAAATGACGCCCGTTCTATCCTCTCACAAGTAAGGGGTTAGGCATGAGCATCGCCATGGGAATACTGATCAGTCTTGCATTTATCAACATTGCATGGGGAGTTTTAGAGTGACCCGTCTTGAAGGAAGCATAATGGACGCCGTAACGCCTGAATTGTTTGATGCTGAGACAGGGGAGCTTTTGCTGCCTCCGTCTGCTATTAAAACGGAAAAGTTTGGCCCTGCGGGAAACGCTTTAGAAACGGCTTTGTTTGGCATGTATAAAGAATTGCCCGTTTCCATTGGGAAAGACGCCGAGGCCACAATAACAGGTTCTCAGAAACGAAAATACTCCAGCTTAAAGGCCATTATGGCTGTTGTGAAACCGATTGCAATCAATCACGGTATTCGCATTAGGCAAGGCGCTGATCATGCTTGGCAACTCGACACTAACGGCACTAAAGGCCGCGCGGTTCCGGTTTACACAGATTTCATTCATAGCGCAACGGGACAGGGAGAGCGCACCACCGTAGAGGTTCCCTTATCAAAACTAGACGCGCAAGGCATGGGTTCCGCTGTTAGCTACGGAAGGCGTTACAGCATATTAGCGGCACTAGGTTTGACGAGCGGCGAAGATGATGATGATGGCGTTGCAACCGTTTCGCGCAAAATAACAGATACTCCAATTGAAGAAAGTCAAGAGCTTTGGGCCATCAAAGCTGAAATGCGAGAGTGTACAACTCTGAGAGAGCTTACTGATTGGGGGCGTAAGGCAGAGGAAACTGGACGCATTGAACGGCTTTCGGAATCAGAACGACCAGCCGCGTATTTGTTCAACTCGGAGCGCGTAAGGGCGCTTCGCTATGCGCACGAAACAGAAATCAAAAAAGAAGTGAAAAAAGACAAATGAGCAGCGCAACGATTAAAAGCAATCCCAAAGGCACATCTCGAAAGTTTATTGCTAATGTTTACTCTTCGTTTTTGCAGAAAGTTGACGCGCAAGGTTTCACCACTGAAAAATGTTGGATTTGGAAGGGAGCGGGCAAAGGTAACGGCTACGGCAACATTCGGATGAAGACCTTTAATATCACAGCTCACCGCAGGTCTTACGAGCTTTTCATAGGCGACGTACCTGCCGGATTGGATGTGTGTCACACCTGCGACAATCGTTATTGCGTCAATCCCGATCATTTATTTGTTGGGACAAGAAGTGAAAACATGGCTGATTGTCAAGCGAAAGGGAGAGCCGCTGGCGGCAACAGAAAACACCTTACTGAGGCCGTAGTTCAAGACGTTCGTCAACGCCTAGCGGCGGGGCATTCTCCACGAAAAATCGCGACCCAAAAAGATATAGATTACCACACTATTACAGCAATTAAGGAGGGCCGCAGGTATGTCAGGTTCGGTCAATAAGGTTATTTTAATCGGGAATTGTACACACGACCCAGAGATCAGGCGTTCACAAGATGGGAAGTCCATAGCGAACTTGTCACTAGCTACGAATGAAACATGGAAGGACAAAGCGACAGGTGAGCGCAAAGAGAAAGCAGAGTATCATAGGGTAGTTTCCTTCAACGAAAACATAAACAAAGTCATCGAGCAGTACCTCAAAAAAGGCTCAACCGTCTATGTTGAGGGCCAGCTCCAAACACGCAAATGGACGGATAAAGATGGCGTTGAGAAGTACAGCACTGAAATTGTGTTGCAGGGCTTCAACGGCACTTTGACCATGCTTGGCGGCAAGGCGGATGGCGCTAAATCTGAGAGCGAAACTGTCGATCAATTCACGCGGGCCGCAAATCAGGTCAAGCAATCATTTGCGCGTGATTTAGATTCAGAGGTTCCATTTTGAAAAATCGCATCCGTTCATACATTACTAGAGGACTGATTAAAATTGCAATGAAAACGTGCGTTTACGGCCTTTGCTATGATCAACTTGAAAGCGCTCTAAAATTTGAAGGCGAGGAGTGGGCTGAATAATGTCGCGCCGCCCCTTTGTCATAATCAGCGAAGACGTTCGCGCCCGTGCAATGGAGTTTCTGCGCACATTGCCCATCGGTTATCGCGTATTGTTTCAAGAGCAAAAACGCTCAACCGAACAATCAGACCGCATGTGGGCAATGCTAGGTGATATTGTCAAAGCTGGCTGCACAATAAACGGCGCAACATTTAACGACGAACAATGGAAGTGCATCTTCATGAAAGAGCTTGGCCATGATACTCAGGTTCTGCCAACGCTAGATGGAAAATCATGGTTTCCAACAGGTTTTTTCTCGAAAGACCTAGGCAAGCGCGAGATGGCGGATTTGATCACCTCAATTCAGGCTTATGGTGATGAACGTGGCGTTGTATTTCATAATGAGAGGATAGCAGCGTGAAGAAAGTTGATAAATCTAGCTGGCCGCGCGGTGAATGGGACAACGAACCCGACCACATGGAATTTGTAGATGACAAAACAAGGTTCAACTGTGTTGTTATCCGTGGTCCCCATGGCGGAATTAATGGATACGTTCAAATTCCTACTTATCACCACCTCAACAAGTCGGGATATGGGGCGGCTCACGAAGCATCGGAAATATCCGTTCATGGCGGTCTTACATATGCAGGCGAAGGCGATGCAATCTCAAATCTCGGCGGGTGGTGGTTTGGATTTGACACTGCTCATAGCGGGGATTTGAGCCCTAGATATCCAAGGGTTTTAGCCGATGAAGCATATAAAAACATTGAATATGTCATCGCAGAAACAAAAAATCTTGCACACCAGTTATCGGTTAGTGCGCCATTTTTGGTTTGTGAAAAATGCGGACAGAAAGTTCCACGAAAATGAAACTTCCATCCGACACAACGACACGCTTTGAATTTACCATCACACAAAAGCGCGAAATGGCGGCAAGATCTCATGGCGTATGTGAGGCGGGCAAAGAAGGAACACATAAGTTCTACGGCATGGCAAAGGGTGATATTTGCAAAATGCCCGCCAAGGAATTTGATCACGTTATTGCAGACGGATTAAAACGTGAGCGGCCAAGATCAAGCGATGACGGGCTTCACGTTTGCTTAGTTCACCACAAGATCAAAACCCACACGAACGACAGGCCAAAAATCGCAAAGGCCAAACGCATTCGTGAGAGAAACATAGGCATAACGAAATCCAAAAAGCCATGGCCTAAGCGCGGCGAATGGAAACCAACCGCTAAAAACCTAGATGGAGAATATGTAAAATGAAAGCCACGGACCTTGCCAAAGTTACGGAACTATCGGCACACCTTGAACACCTCAATTCCAAGCTTGAATTTATCGAAACTGAAAGTTGGTCGCTTTGTCGCGTGTTGGCAGACGGCAGCGTTGAGGCTCTTGACCCGCGCACTTTCAACATTCCGAAAACCACCATTGGTTCTCGTGAGCTTTTGAAGGCCTTAACGCTAGACGAAATCACAGCTTGCAAGCGCGACCTGCAATCTCTTGGCGTTGAGTTTGATGACATTCTGTTATTGTCCGCTCCCATGAAAGAGGCAGCATAGCCATGACGATAATCACGGCCTGCATCATAGCGTCCACAGTAGTGAACATTCACCAACAGACAACAATCAACGGCGTTACATATGGCCCGCGTGAAAGCGTGGTGACTCAGTGTGTGACCGAACCGGAAGCCACGGCGAAGATTAGCGATGTGACGCCGCCTAAACCATGAAACCCCGCTGGCCTCTAGGTCGAATTATCGACGCCATCGCCGCGTATTTTATCAATCGCAGCGAACGAAAGCCGAATGATGACAAAGCCATCGCACATGCGACAATTCGCGCAATTCCCAAGAAAGGGGAATAGTGTAAACGTAGATGCAGGGAAAGCATCGGAGCCGAAAGGTCGCGCATCCCTGCAATGGAGAGTGTCATGACATATGAACTATCATCGCTTCACAGCAAAAACCAAAACCCTGATTTGTGCTGTAAGTCCATAATGGGCGAATGGCGTAGTCACCAATGCAAGCGCAAGCGTGGCTACGGACCAGAAGATGCCTATTGCAAATTACACGATCCTGTCGCCGTGAAGGCACGGGACGACGCCAGAAGTGAAAAATGGAATACTGAGTGGGCAGAGGCCGCCGTCAAGCGCAAACTTGCAAGCAACGCCCAAAACTTTCTTGATGCACTTCGCCTCATTGCAGACGGCCATAACGACCCTAGATCACTGGCAATGGAAGCGATTAAGGATTTCCCCACCCCTGTAGTCGTGGAGGGTGTGTGATGGGCCGTGAGCAAGAGCTATTGGAAGCCTCAAAAGATATTCGCTTGATGGTTTGGATGCTAGAAGATCAGGCCCGCAAACTGCCGAAAGCCATCGAATACATTGGGCGATTTAACAAGGCAATTTCCGCCTATTCCCCACCCCATACAGTAGAGGAAGATTAGTGATGGCGGTCATCATTGTAAATGAAACACCAGATCAAACGCCTTGCCGGTATCGCGTTCAGATTAACGATGGGACGGTGCTTGCGCGATTTGAACACAACAGGCCAGACGGGTTAGCACTTTGCTTGTCGAAAGCAGCAAAGGCGATTGAGGGTGTGAACTTGGAAAACCCGTTTACCCGCACCAACACAGGGAGTGAGAAGTGATGAGTGAGAAGCCAAGGTGCAAGACGTGTTTTCGGTTCTCGCCGTTTATGGAAAACGATGAAAAGGGATTTTGTATGTTTGTATTACCACGCCATGTTGAAAGGAAACGAGGCGGAATGGATGTTGTCTCAATTGACGACATTTGCGACCTTCACAAGCCAAAGGACAAATCCCATGACTGACAAGACGATAAAGGTGTGGGTGGTTTTACGCGGCGGAACGACGACATGTGGACCAGTTGTGAACACCGACAAAACCATTGTGATCTACCAGATTGAAGAGCAATGGGGAAAACCATGGGTTGATTGCGAAAAAGACGGCTGGACCGTCCGCCCCGCCACACTCACGATACCACACTCACGATAGAGGATAAGAAATAATGGCAAATCGTGGCAATCACAAGAAACGAGTACGCATGCGGAAGGCTGTTCAAGCCGCCAAAAAATCCAAAGCTGTTATGGCTCAAATTCGGCGCATCCATCGCGTTGATAAGCTGACAGTGGCGCAACTTGAAATAATGGTGAGGGTGTTTGGATGACAACCCCTACACGATAAAGGATAAGATATGATTTTTTATGATTTTCTATTCAGACTCACGCTGCTTTTAGTGTGCATTCTAGCGGCGGGCTGTCTCGTCTTTTCGGTTCTCGCACCATGACCAACACACCAATTACACGAGAACAGATTGAACAGATAGAACACGCGGCACACGCGGGGCTTGATGTGATGACGGGTGATCAGTTGCTTGCACTTATTGCTCTTGCGAAACAGGCCCTACCACGGCCCATCGCCGACGCCCCAACAGACGGCACTGTCTACTATGTCTATGCAGCACCCGCTCACGGTCTGCCGGGATTTTGGACTACGTGCGGTTATCACCCCGACGCCGGATGGTGTGTTGATGAGTTCCGCGAGGTGACACATTTTATTCCACGCCCAAAGGTGACGCCATGAGTAGCGAGTTTAAGCCTGTGTGGGGTAAAGACACAATCAAATTTGATTGGTGTGAATACTCCTTCGATGGCGGCATGATTACTGTGCGAAAATCAGTAACAAAAGACGTTGCGAAGTTCAAAACGCAAGCCGAGGCAATGGCTTTTATTAAGCAGCAAGAGGGTGCGCCATGACCGCACCAACACACAGAGAGCTACTGGAAGAGGCGATGGCGATTTTACTGATAGTCAAGGGCGAAGCAGACGCGGGTATCTACTACGAAAACTTGCTGACACAACAGATTGTTCCATCCACTGCCAAGATAAAGTTTTTCTCAATACTTGACGCTGTGACCGAACCACTTTCCCGCATTCAAGCTACACTTAAGGAGGGATGACATATGAGTGATGATAGAACTTCTACATCGGTACTCGACCCATGGTCAATAAGCGGGTTATGGGTTGACGAAACGCCTATAGATGAAACTCATCTTGACCAAAGAGACGCCCGCATCGAAGCCCTTGAAGCTGAGGTGAAACGGTTGCAAACAGAAATCGTTACTCTGAGGGGCGGAATTGCCGCCATTAGCAACGCCGCAAAAGCTATGGAACAATCATGACACAGGACTTTGATAACGCAATGAAAGCCGTTGGTGACGCGCTGCTAAAAACAAAAGACAACAGCATTGGCGTTCAATCTCTTTTAGCCATCGAAGCCCTCAAATCCCTTGGCTGGACCTCACCAACAGAGTGTGAGGCTATACGGGCGGCGGCTTTGAACGAAGCTGCGGTTTATATGGAGAGCGATGGTGGTGGATTTGCGGATGAAATCCGCGCCCTAGCCACCATGCCACCGGAATATGTGGTGGTGAGGCGGGATGACACCAGAGCGCTAGAAAATTTACTTATGCAAAACGCACAAGAGAAAGCACAACAAATTCTGTCAAGTGTCCCAAACGCTAAAGACGGATGGCTGAAAGACGATTTAGCCCGCGCAAGCAATAGGGTGAAAGAACTTGGAATAGCTAAAACAGCGTTTGATGACACGGAGGCCACACCATAAGCGCGGCATTCTATATCATGCCTAAATCTGAATTATGATAAAGAGGTGAAGTGATGATTAATGAATATTACGACCATTTTCGCAGGGAAGAAAACAAGCGAATGCAAGACCATTATCACGCCATCTTAATGCGGAAACGGGAATATCTTGGCAGTCTGCCAAGATACAAAGGGGAGTCAATAGTTCCCAAATGCCCAATTAAAAAAACCCGCCACGAATTTTAATCGGGCGGGCTGAGTTAAAGACAGATAGTTCATTCAGACGAGTTTCAAAGTGGTCAATTGTTTATGGTCAACCGAGCCTCTATCTGGCCTGTTAAGGGCGGCGCAACCCTACCGCATGATTGCGGGATTCATTTGCAGTAAGCCCCGCGCTTGGCGTTGTTGACGCGGATTTCAGCAACGGTTTGAGGTGTGTCAAGCTTGGCCGAATAACTCACACCTCGCCAAACCGTGCACACAGGTGGACGCGAGTTAGCGGTTGTCCCTGTTAAATTCGTCTTGTTCAACTGGCACCCCGCCGCCAGAGGCAACAGCATCGCCAGCAATATCAGCTTTCGCAATTTTTTCATTATCGACCCTCGTGTCAGCATCGCGTTGGATAGCCGCGCCATCGGCTTTAGCCTGTTCACGCTCAACCCATTTTGCAAGGGCGGCAAATAACTCCACCACCCCTGCAATGATTTTTGCCCACTTAAACACGCTTGCTTACTGGACTGGCGGTTGAGTTTTAAATAGGCCACCAAGGCCATCACGGACAACGTTCACGCCGATTTTGAGCGCGTTAACCACCACCAAGGCATAGCCAACATATGTGGCGTCAATCCAAGAGGCGGAGCAATCAAGGCCACCTGTCGCCATGGCAACGCATCCAGTGGAGATAAGGCCCGCCATCAATGCAGCGAGCACGAGGTTGGCGATGTTTGCAATGTTGTGAAATAGATTAGAGTTCATATCAAGTTTTCCTTATGTGAATTGTCGTGAACCCCACGGCAGGGAATTGGTTAGGCTTCGTTCTTTGAGACCGCGCCTGTCGCTGCCAGCCATATCTTGCGAACGTTGGCAGGCTTGGCAGTGCGCCATGGGCATTCGCGGGCTGCAAGAAGGCGTGATTTTGGAATGCGTTTGATGTTGGTGGAATCGGCCTGATTGCAGCCCAGAACGTGAAAGCACGTCGCATCTTCACCAACATACACACCGACGTGACCGCCGCCCTTGCGAACGAACACCAGTACGTTTCCAAGCTCTTCTTTGCCTTTGGCGATAGGATTGCCCCATGTTTCCCAGCTACGTGCCCAGAGCGGGCTTACAGGCACGTCCCACCCGCTTTCAAGTGCGACATAGGCCATCCCAAGCCCGCACCACGGAATGCTATCAGCAGTATAAACCTTGGTCAATCCGATGCGCTTAGCCCACCCCATAATCGTCTTGTTATTTGCAGCGCCGGGGGTTTCCGTTGTGCCGTAGATCGATATGAACGTTTTTAGAATGCGAGGGCCGGGCTCCTTATCAAGCCATGCGTATTGTTTTGGTAGCGCCATAAATTAAGCTCCTGTAGCTGCGTAAAAACAAAAAAACCGGACCTGCGATGCACACCCGTGGTGCTGGCCGTCTTGACTGGGCCTAGCCTTTTCCCACGGCACAAGCACATCAACTAAAAAGCCAAGAGAGCCACGATAGCGAACGCGATAGCCTTGATTGACCATCGTCACGGCATTAAAGGGGAGAGGTTCACAGTCTTTTTGATTGCAGCAAGCGGGTTCATACCAATGCGGGGCGGGAATGCCTCTAGGATGACCAAGACCCTTGGGGATTTCATCGGCAATCGCAAAAATAGGTACAAGGCAAAGCAGGGCAAGGGCAATCAATAAAGCGAGTATATAACGCATCAATTCACCTCGAAAATATCTGACACAATCCTTAACGATTTTTCTGGATAATCATCCGGCTTTACTTTCCAGTGAGCTTGCAGCGTGTACTCGCCAACTGGCAATTTGCAATCTTTGCCGACCAGCCAAATTAAGTCAACCCCGGCTTTTGGCAGCGCGTCTTTAGGTTCATACCGATTTGTACCGCTCCCTGTGCATATCGTAAATTCGTCTTTGGTTCTGACAATCTCGACAATCCAATCACCTGTAAAAGGCTTTTTGATTTCCCTGTCATATACAACAGAAGGGTTGTCGCCTTGCTTTGCTGTCGCAACATTAATCTTGCGAACAACGAACCATTCAGACGTAGGTGTCGCCTCTTTGCCCGCGTCTACAGCCCATTGCCATACAACATTCGTAATCAAGGCAAGGCCAAATGCGATGAGTGTAATCAAGCTTTTCATTTCTTTGGCCACCATGTCCAGACAACCCCAATTGCAACGAGAAACGCCGCAAGCTGCACAATGAAAGTGCGAACGATACCCATACTCTCATATAGCTTTACCGCATTAGCGAGGAACTTTGCATGTTCAGCAGGAATCCGACCACTGGCAATTTCTTGGCGCAAAATAGCCATCACCTCGCGGGATTGGCGTGAGAGCTTAGTTTCGTCTTCGTTCATTATTCACCTGCTGTTAACATAGTTGCCGCCAACAGCAAAACAGCCATCGGAATAAAACCTCACACTGAATTTAGGATCAACATAAAAATGCAACATACAATTCAGCCGCATCCGTAGCTGTGTCCGTAGGTGTGTATCTAATGCGGCACTGAGTTGTGCTTTTGAGTACAGCAGAACCACCAACAGTTGTCGAATATACCACAGGCCCAGAATATTGAGATGATGCAACGCTGCCGAAAACAGCATAATTTGCATTAGGCAAGGCGGTCGTGAAGTTGATAGTATAATCACCCGTCCCGTTATCTGTGATTGAAGTAACGTTCCCGCTGGCAGTAATAGCAGGTGTTCCAATGCCGTTAAAGTTAACCCACGCCCGAACGGAGTAGCTAGGAGCCGTGCCACTTGCTGTTGATAGCGCGGCTGGATTTGTGAGCGCTTGCCCGCTAATCGTGTGATACCCAACGCAACGTATAATTCCGCCTAATTCATATTTCCAGTGCGACACGTCACCCACGGCAGTTGTTCGTGAACTGGTTGGTATTTGAATCGACGCGCCGCCTGTTATTGTATGAATACCAGCGTGTAAAAGAGTGAAATAACGCCCCTCACGGCTTGTGCCCATATTAAACGCCGTGATTGTGGTTGTGCCTGTTACAAAAAAGTGACCGCCCTCGCCAATTGTAAGCGTTGCCGCAGAGGCAAGCGTTGATCCCATTTCATACGTAGCCGCAAGAGCATCCGCCGTGACCGCCTTTACCGCGTCTGTTCCTGTTAGAACGTCCGTTGTCGAGGCCAAAGCTACCGATGCTGTTGCCAGCTCCCATCGCGTGTTTGCAAGATTGTATCGGAGCGTTACTTCACGATTTGCCGTCAACTCCCCGACAGAAAGCGCCGATCCGCCAAGTTTTACAATTGTACGCGCCGTCAACCCATTTGGCGAAAACGTAGGTGTTGTGACGGTGTTTGTTGAGCCGATGCGAACGTTACATTCAAGCCCGTCTACCAGCGCCGCAATTGCAGGCGCATAGGTTGCTGTAATAACGTCCGCCGTGCCGCCCGCCGCAACCCAATTTAGCGTTCCCGCCTGCACTTGGTCTACCCGCGAAGCATCACTTGCAGATGTGCCAGCACCAACGTTAACAACCTTAAACCCTCCCATGGGGAGTGCCGCTGCCATTGCCTTAACACCACTTACAGGAAGTGAGCCTGTAATCTCGTTAGCGACGTCGTTCATCGTGGCGTTTATGTTTGTTGAATTGCTCGTCTGCCCAGCAGGGGCAATGGGACTAAGCAAACTCATAACGCCGGAACCATTTCTTGCCATCTAAATACCTCGTTTTGACAAATGGAAGGGACCGCGCTAAAAGAGCGGTTTGGATTAAGGAGTGACCCGTGAAAATATTAATGATGTTCTTACAGGCTTCGATTGCAGGGCTTGTCGTGTGCACCAATATCTATTGGAAATGGACACCCAACTTTTTGTTAGCGTCAATTATAGGCATGTGCGTCGCATACTTTTTGACGGTATTAGCGCCCGTTACCTTGGGGAAGTGGCTTCGCCCCGTTAAGGGCTGAGATCAACGCAACAGCCGCCGCCGTTTTTTGTGGACCTGTCTTTTTTAAGTCACTGAAAAGTTTTTCAGCATTCGCCCCTTTGGCTTTTAAGGCCTTGGCTAAAGCCTCGGATGTTTTGGCGGATATTGCACCTGCTCCTTTTGACAGCAGAGCATTTAAAAGCTTTGCGCCTGTTTTACCGATAATCCCTGTGAAGGATGCGCTATCGCTAATTTGAAAGGGCACTGACGTTTCGATTTGCCTTTGAGCGGCCTGCCTTTGAGCAGTTTGAGAGTTACGCGATACATCTGCAAAGTTTTGCGCAAACGTGCCCTCACGATCTACGGATTTCAGAAGGCCATCTACCTTGTTTGCTCCAAATGTTGAGTTAAGTTTCGCGCGGTTAAAATCACCATCACCACCCAGCATTTTGCGAAGGGCTGAAAGGTCGTTGGCTTGCGTTCCCATGGCGTTTGCTATGCGGGAATTTTGACCCTCTGCCACAAACTCAGTGGGCAATCGCTTCAATTCTTCGTTAAACGTTTGAGGAAATGCCGCGCTCTTACCGCCGTCGAGAGAATCATAACCATAATCGACGCCTTCAATCGCTCTTTGGCCTTCTGAGTAAATCTTGTCTCCCTCCTTAAAGCCGGGAACACGTTCTTTCAACACCTTGTCAATAACCTTGCGAACGTTTTCGGCCACGGCGCGATCCGCCTTTTCTGCGCTAGAAGCCATTGGATTAAACTCAATGTGTGAATCCAGTTCTTTCCGCAGGCTGTGAAGACGTGAGACGGCACCTTGCGGCGTGTCTGCCGTCAACGCATCCTCAATCTTGGTCATCCATTCCATGTTTTTAGCACGGGCAGCAGTTGACATTCCTTTAGCTGGATTTGTCAATTCTTGCGCTAGCGTGTTTTCCAAGGCCGGATCATAACGAAGGTCGGGCGGGTTGCGTGTGGCTTGGTCATAGTACGGCTTGGCGTCAACGCGGACTTCCTTTTGTATCTGCTTTTTGAACGCGATAGGATCACGAGCCGGTCCGAGCATTGAATCTTTATCCGCTAACAACCGTCCAGACCTTCCTTTGTCTCGGTTCAAGAGCGCCTCAACAAGCGCATCTTTTGCAGCGCCGGGCGCCATCGTAGCGCCCTGTGCTAGACCTACCGTTGACGGGCTTGCATCCAATAGCATAGCATCCGGCCCCATGGCTCTAAATTTAGACATATCATTGGGCAATGCGTTTTTAAGAAGCGCGGAACTAATTTTTGTTTGCCCGGCAACGCGAGGGGCCTGTAACAAATCAAGCCCAGCAGCCACAGGAACGCCGCCCGCAACAGCGCCCGCAACCCGTGCGTAAGGTTCAAGTTCCGTTCCTTTTGTCGCTTGACCAGCAGCTTCCGAACCCAGACCAGAGGCAACGCCAACACCTAATTTCATAGCAGTACTTCCCGGCCCCATCATTGTGCTGGGAATGAATCGACCCGCTGAATAGGCGAACTCGCCCGGAGTGGTTTGAGGCTTGTAAAAATCACCCGTTACATTTTCAACGGAACCCCTAAGCTGTTCACTTGTTGGCGCTAGATTACCAATCACACCGGGCAACGGAACGGCAAGGCGGGCGACTTTATCACGAAGGCCCGCTTGAAATTCATCACCCGCACCAAACATGCGGGCAGCACCGCCCGCTATGTTACCTGCAAGCTGTTGTGTATCACCAATAAGGCCGGGGATTTCAATTGCACCTTGCGCGAGACCAACACCGCCAGACTTCAAAACGTCCTCTGTTGTCGATACTTGTGGCTGTTGAGTAGATTGGCCACGACGACGCGCCAATTCCGCCCGCGCCTTGCGCCGCAAAAGTTCTTTTTTCGCAGCGGCTCTTAATTCATCATTGGCCATTTGCTAAGGCTTCCAATTCTTCATCAGACATACCATCAAATTCACTTTGAGGTTCGGCTTGATCGCCGCCCAAACCAAGCAAGGCTTTTTTCATATCCGGCGTCATGATTGAACGCTTATTGAGAGTGTCAATTTGCGCCCGTGCTGTTGGTGCGTCAATCTCGCCGCTAGAATATTGTGAAATAATCCGTCCGCGTTCAATGTTGATTGCAGCCTTGGCTTTCATAACTTGCGAAATCATGCCGTTAGCAACAGGGTTATTTTTGAGTGCAGGGAGTGATTTCAACATGCCATCATATTCAATGTCAGATGTTGCGCCTGAACCCGGCGCACGAAGCGTGGGGGCCACACGTTTAATAACCGACTGGAACGCATCACCCGCCGACGAAAACCCGGGGAAGGCTTCTGCAAGGCGACCAGTGATAGGCCCTTGTGGAGCCACCTGAATCAACTCATCAAGCACTTGCATATCCTGCATCATGCCGCCTGAAACCGTAGCAGCATCCATATAGCCGCTCCACGATTCACCCTCTTTGGCTTGCAATTTCTTGCGCAATTCGCCATCGTTTGGTGTGCCGTCTATGTTGTTGATCGTTATTCCTTTGCCGGGGGCCTTGGTGCCGCCGACGCGCTGCCAGCCGCCCGTAGCAGCATCCCATTGCGCGTTATAAGGTTGCCCAGTTGCCTCATCGTAGAACGTTTCCACGGAAGGCGCTTTCATAGGTTCGTTATTCTGCCCTTGATAAACCTCTTGCACCGTGCCGTCAGGCATAATCTGCACCAAAGTATCACCAATTTTCTCATATTTGGGGGGTGGCGGCGCTTGCATTTCTTTAAGTTGCGCCTCTTTCATTTTGCGCCCCAACAACACATCAGGATCATTCTGATTTTGCCATTGCTGTTGAATCATGTTCCGTTGGCCGTCCTCTAGCCAAGGATTACCCATAGCACTTGTCATTGCCTCGCTATCGCCGCCCATCAATGCCTTGGATAGGGCCTCAGACGCGCCTTGCTTGCCCTTGGCTTCGTCATCCGCCGCTTTGCGGTCCGTATAAGCCCCAACGCCGGATTGCAGCACACGCGCAAGCCCTTGCGTCCAGTGGCCAACAGGACTTGCGTCACCCATGCCGCTTGACAGAGTTTCGGCAAGTTTACGTCGCCTTGCCACCGATTGCGGTGTTGCGACCCCATTTGCAGGGATCATAAATGACGGCAATTCATAGCTCATGTTTAACCCTCACTTATGCACCAAACCAGCCACCTAAAGCAGCGCTACCGAGGCCGGAAAGCCCACCCATCATAGCTTGATAGTTTTGTTGCTTGCCTTGGTACTGGTTGTTGATTAGCCCAGCAATGTCCGTTCCTGCTACGCCTGTTGTTGGCGTATTCTGGAATGTTGGCATTTGTGGCTGCGAATTGCCCATTAAGGATGCAATTTCTGCCATCGGCTGGTTTCGTTCTGTCAGCAATTCGTTTATGGATTGGCCGCGTCCTGATAGCAACATGCTATTGTAAGCGTCATTTTTACCGTAGTCGAAATTGCGACGTGAATTGTTATAGGCCTCGGAACCTGCTGAAATCCCTTTGTTGGCCATCGTTTGTTCAAATTCGCCTTCCCGTTGTTGCCACATAGGATCAAGACGCTTTGACGACAATTCATTAATTCGCCCCTCAACCGCCGCGTTATCAGCTTTGAACGGTGTTGAAAGGTGCGTTCCAATGCGGTCTATCTGAGATAGCGCAATTTTGTTTTGAGCAAGATCGGCCTGCTCGTTTTGCTGTAAAATCTGTTGCTGATTTGGGCTTATCGAAGTCGTTGAAGTGAAAGTTGGCGTTTTCACAACATTGCCTTGCGCGTCCGTATATGACGATTCACCCGATTGATTGTAACTCAGGTTACCATAGGGCGTAATTTGCCCTGTCATATTAAGAAGCTGTTGGGTGATAGCAGTATCACGATTGGACGCGGATTGTGCGTTTGCCACGGCAAACGGATCGAGCGCTTTTGGGCTTTTCAATTTGAGTACCTCGCTTAAACGGGACGCGGGCCGCTGCCCCATTGTTGCCAGTTAAACCATGGCGGGATAACGCCCGGCTTTTCTTGCTGTTGTGGAATTGTCGTTGCTTGGGGATTGGCAAACGATGAAAACGGGCCTTTGCCCATTCCCACTATTAAAGAGGGATCATCGTATTCGGCGGCTATTTTGTTTTCGCCGCGTCCATACCCGTAAAGAGGGTGTCCATATTCGCGGGCCTTATCAGTTGCCATGCCGCCAATTTTTGACCCCAACATACCGCCTATAGGTCCGCCAACAAGTCCGCCAAGCAAGCCACCAATTCCGCGCCCAACGGTATTAGGCGACATAAGCGAGTTGGGATCATCTGAAATTAAAGACGTGCGTTGAGGCGGGGCACTTGTAGGATCGGGCATGGGTTCCGGCCCGCTTTGCCTGCCATCGTTTGGGTTGTAATTCGGGCCAAGATCGGCTGATTGATCATTGAACATGCCTGCCGACACGAGCCCGTCACGATACTTACCAAGTCCGCTATTAATCTTGCCAAGCGCCATCATGCCTGCGGTTGGACCTGATTCAGGGAAATAACTGCCCGTCGCTTGGCGTGGTTGCTGATTGGGTTGCTGTTGGGGCGCGAAATAGCTTCCCGTTGCGGTGCGTAATTCTCTGCCGTCCGTTGAAACCCCACGTAATGGCTTTGATGGTGCGCCAACGCCTCGCGCCATATCATCGCCAATGCTTGCTGTGAACTGTTTGGGAGCCCTCCCAATAGAACCAAAAGCCATTTGTGAATTAGGATCACGCGACAGGAACGCGCTAAGCTTTTGGGCGTTCCCGACACGCGGCCCAGCGCCCCTAATGCTATCAATTTCCCCATAGGTTTGAGGGCCGGATTTTGACGTAACGCTTCGATCATCCACGTTAATAAGAGATGGCATTCCCGGCCTTCCCATAAGGGAGGTTTGCGGCATGTTATCGTATGCGCTAAGGCTCAACTTAGGAGAAACAACCGAACGCGGGCTGTTTTGCGCCACATAAGATACGCCACGTTGCGGGGTTACTCCTTTCCCAGCAAAGCTTACGCCCTGTTGCGGATTTGATCCCTTGTTAGCGTAGGTAACGCCCGCCTGTGCGTTTGTACCTTTGTTGAAAGATGACGTCCCGCCCGCAAACTGCACACCGCTTCTGGCAGGCTGCACGGTTTTCCCGCCGTAGCTTGTTTTGCCATCTCCACTAACGGTTGACGTGGAAGTTTTGCCGCCGCTCCACCCTGCATCAGGGCGTGTCATCATTTTTGTTGACGGTTGCGCCGCCCTTGCAGATGTGCCGGATGGAACGCTTGTTTTACCACTCGCCGTTTTGCTATTTGAACCCGCGCCGCTTTTACCAGATCCATTTCCGCTAGGCATTATTTTTCTCCCTTTGTTTCACGTGAAACCACGGACAATCTGAACGCAACATGCCCCATGAAATTGCATCATCATCACCGTAAAACTTACGTCGTAAGCCTTCAACTTTGAAGCCTGCTTTGGACGTAAAAGAGTTGACGAATTTATTTCCCGCTCTTGTGTGGCAACTAATGCGGTTACACTTCATTTGATTGAAGCAATAATCAGCAATTTGAGACAAAACCGATCGCGTTAAAGCGCCTTGCCCGGCCAAGCTTATTTCAATGTTAGTGCCTGTGTAGTCATTGAAAACAACCGCCGCAATCATGCGCCCGTCCTTATTCTCAATCCCCCACGCCACGTAAGGCGGCACAAATGACGTTTGCAGCTTCTCGGAAGCCCACACAGCAGCAATATCATTAGCCCCTGTGTTGATTTTCAAATCACACCGCCCAATTCGTAAAGAATATCCCATGCGGTTACTCTAAACCGCCATTCAGCGCCCGTTGCGCCAGCATCAATCGAAACATATGTGTAAGGGCTTATAACCGTCCCGATATTTCCGCTACCCCGCCATGCACGTTGCACAACATAACCATACCAAATATCCGGCACATCCCATGCAGATGTGTCCCAAACAAAATAGCCGCTTGATACGTCTTGCGCCGCGTCTACGTCTGTAGGTGTTTGGTAGTCAGTCCCGATTGAAATTTGAGGGAGTACGTTTGGCACATCTGTGAACCAAATGGGGCGAACGCCCTTTACATGCTTAAGTCTACCTTTTGCGCCAAGGTGCATATATGACGGCAACATTGAAGCAACGATTGACGCGCCATTGTCAGAGCCGCCCGATTCCGCTTTATAAACGATGCCGTCCGATCCGCCGAAATATAAACCGCCATCGTAAAGCGCCCAACATGACGCGGAAAGCCCTGTAAACCGACACGGCGCACCCGTAAGAGTGTTGAATACGAACTGATAAACACCATCAGACCCGGACGCGGGAATGTTTAATATTGCCATGTTTTTAGCAGGGTGCGAGATAAGCTGCCAGCCTTCAATACTGCCAGCCCGCGAAACCGCATCAGCATAAGCTTGGCGGATTTGCTTCGAAATCGCAATGTTGCCAATTGCGGCGCGGTCGGTTCTCGCAACACCTGACATAGGGATGACACCATCCTCTGTGATGATTGCAAGGTCACCACCGACGGGGAACATACAGCGCCGCCCTATAGGCTTTCCCGTATAGTAAACACCAACAATCTCCCATGTTGCAGCACTTGACGGGTCTGTCCCTTGATAAACGAGGATTTCACCCTCAGACGACATAACGACAAACATATCATCCATGCCGTCGCCAGCATCAACCGACCATGTGCCAGCAGCCATGATGTAACCGCCGCGCTTCAATTGGGACGCGACAGGGAATGCAGATGCCGCCCCGGCAATGCTTTCTGTTGGAAGGTAGTATAACGTTGTGCTGTTGACGGGGACGAACCAAATTCTTTTCTTGTGGCTCACAACATTGATAAACGTAGATGACGTTGCACCCGTAATTACAGGGGTTGACCATGCCGCCCCGTTGTATTGTCGAACGTCATCAGCACCGTTACAGATAACCAAAAATTGCCCACCGCTTGTAGCAAACATGATGTGCTGAAAATTGGCGTTTGAAAGCCCTGTAATGTCAGCAGCGCCAACAGCGCCGTCCGATGAAACATCAAAAACAGACGTGCCGTTCGCAGCGAATAGTTTGCTTGCACTTGCACTTGTGTAGGGCATAAGCGATAGAACTTCACCCGACATTCCTGTTGCATATTCTTCGTGACCGCCCCTTATGCGTACAGCGTCCGCTTCAGGGAACCAGTTGTCTAAAATTAAAGCCGTTCCCTCTTTCGCCTCAACAGGACTATCCGTTGTCCAGCCTTTTACAGGGGCTTGAACTTGCGTTGTTTGTGAACGCGGGATGCGACTTGAATTTGAGCGAACGGGCTTACGCATTATTGATTAATCAACGCTGGCCAATGATTGCTGGCAACATAATCACCCATTGTGAAAGCCGTAACGACTTCATGCGGGCCTCGATCATCACCAATGGCCTTTTCCTTGCGCCGCTCATAGGTGACCATATCCTCTGCATAATCAAGTTGCTTGGCTTGTTTCCAGCGCCACACACCGGAAAGGATTAGCAACTCATCTGATAACAACGGTTCATCAGTATCGGCAGTGAACGTGGATTTGTCGTTTGCATCAGTCGTTTCACCTGTTGGCCGAATCCAGTTTTTGGATATATAGCTATAGGTGAAACTGTCTGTGGTTTCCGGCGCTGGCAAAATGTTGATAACACCGCCCTGCATAGACCAATATTGAACAGGCGGTCCTACGTTTTCCAACGTTAGAAATAACCAGTCGTTTTGGTTTTTCACCCCGTCAAGAGCGCGTTTGGTGTTAACGTTCCAAAGCTTTGTTTGCGGGACGAATCGATCAAATGCGGTAGGAGGTTCGCCCGCCTGAATAACAGCGGCAACACCTGTGAATGTTCGCACCTTTCGCAACACAGACCAAGAGTGTTCACGCGAAAGCTCACGCCCCGCCGCAACACAGAGCCGTAAAAGCTGCATTGTGCCGTTGTCCGTGCTTGATACAACGGATGACGGTTGAGGGATTCCTATTTGCACGGAAATCTCTTGAACAATCTCTAAGATAGTTGCCAAGGGTTATCGCCCTTTCTTCTTTTTAAGGGGGGCATTTTCAGGCTCCATATCTTCAATTGAAACGCCAGCCGTATAGGAAAGCCACGCCTTTTGATGTTTGGCTTTGTCCGCAGCCGTTGCGGGACGCGGGCCAATTTTATTTCCCGCATCGACAGTAAATTCAAACATATCCTTTCCGTCATCGCCCTTGGTAAACAAGGCTCCAAAACGGAATACTGATAGGCGTTCGGTCATGCTGCTTTTTCCTTTGCCGCTGCATCAAAACGCGCGGAAATGCTTTGAATTTCTTTTGTAAGCCGCTCAATATCACGGTCACGCGATTGCAACTCAGTTTCAAGCCGCATAACCAACGCCGTGTCTGTTGCAGCCTTGATATATGTCTGTGCTTTTTTGCGTAAATCATTGCCGCCCATTCCGACGCGCTGGATTGTTGCATCTGACATTTCAGCCAAATGTTCAAGGCTCATAATGTTAATGGCGTTCAGCTCTTTAATCTGTGACTGCGAAAGCCATGGCACTTGTGTAAGTGGCGTCCCGTCTACGGGCTGCTGTTGAGTGGTTTTCCATTGCGCATAGGCTTGCTTGTGATAGGGATCGGTTAGCTTTGTGCAGCGCTTGACAAATTCATCACGGGAACCGGGATTGGTAATTCCAACAAAATCAGCATCACGGTAAATTGAACGGCCCGCCGCAAGGCTTTCGCCCGTCATTTCCTCCGCGTCTGTGAAAAAGCGCAAAATCGCCCTCACACCGTTTTGAGGTTGAAATTGTTGAGGTTGAAAGAATGTAGAGTCAGTCGGGTCCATTTGTCAGCCTTTTGATTTCTGAAACAAGGTTAAAAGGGTCAGCCGAAATTGCAGGCTGTATTCAAGGTTATCGTTGCGCCAGAGTCGATAACAACGCGGGCCGCATAGGTTTCGCCAAATTTTGCGCCGCTTGTTAATGCAATGGAAACATTGCGCCTAACACGAGGGGCCGTGCCGGAATAAGAGGTGATTGTTTTTGATGCCGTGTCAACGGTGCCACCCCCAAGAAACGCCCCTTTGCTATAAATTTTCGCCGTATAAGTTGCCATGCAAAAGCGTTCCAATCTGTTTGAAAAACGGCAGGATCGAAACCCTGCCGTGTAATGTTTTTAAAGCTTAGTCGGCCAGTGCGTCATTAACAAACGGACGCGCAATTTCAAATTCCGCAAAGGAACCCGATGGTGTGCCGATTGCAGATGCGCCCTTAGCATTCTGCACACGGTCGCCAGCCACGATAGCGTCATCAACGCTACCTGCCGTCGCCGTGCCGTAGACGTTGGCATTGTCAACAAAGCCAGCCAAGCAAAGGCCGATAGCCTTGCCTTGGATTTGGTACCAACCATATTGGCCCGCAACGTTTGCCGACATTGAAACGGCAACAGGGCCAATGGAGTTTGCCACAAGCCGCGTAGTTGAGAAGTCATCCGCGTTATATGTTACCCAATCACCAATGGCGGTTGAGGCGACACCGAGAAGGTAGATAAACTCCCCACTGCCATATACAGGATCAGCCGCCTTCACAATCAAACCCAAATTGTGCATGGCCGTGGTTTCTGTGTTTGCAATAGGCTGAGAGCCAATGCGAGGGTCAATAATACGATAAGGCATGTTGTTTTCTCCTTAAGCCTGTAGCAAGCCTTGAAGCGAAGCGTTTGAGAGGGTCATATTGCCCGCCCAACCGATCAACTTCACGGTTGCATCTTGGTTTGTGTTCATGCGTTCGCCGCCAATCGGAACCATGTTTCGGGCCGAATGTGGCTTGTAGTGAATGTAATCCGTATTCAGGAAATACATCGAGTTTGCAGGCATGTTGCCGCCTTGACCGCCATCAAACACAACGTCCGCATTCATGTACTTGAGGTTGGTAAAACCAGCCTTAGCCATATCGTCGTTGGTGACACGCTGGATTGTTTGGAGAGACTCCAAATAATAGCGATAGGTCGTATTATCCCCAATGATCAAATCAACTGTATCTTTACCACGCGAGGTGTTCAGATACATGATGTTCATTTCACTTTGGATTGTCGTAGCAGACAAGGTTACAGACGCAACGGATGAGTCGCGGAACTGATTACGCCAGAAGGACCATGTTGCGCGGTTAATACCGCCAACGGTTCCGGTTGTTGGTGTCGCCGAAACAAGCAACTGCAAGCCGCCGATTTCTTTACCGCCCGAACCTGTGCCATCGGCATACACGCCGAGAGCAATCTGGTTCATCATGGTTTTTTCCGCGTTTTTCACACGAGCCGCAAGCAAGTCGATGATTTTTTCATCGCCAGCGTTTTGAAGCTCTTCTAAGCCGCTGATTGTGACCGCTACCGATGCCTGTTTCCAGTCAAATTCAGCAGCCGTCATTACATCAGACGCAGAGGTGTTCAACGGCTCATAACCGCTAAACCATGCGAAGGTCGAGTTTTCGGCGTATTCAAGTTCCTGCACAATAGTGCGCCCGCCTGAAACAGGGCTGGCATTGCCTTTTTTCTTCATTTTATAAAGCGCGGCGTTGTTGTCAGTAACGTTGTCCGCTAGTTTCCCTGTGCGCTTGCGCAAGGTAGACGTGATGATTTCACTCAGGTTGGGTGATGGCATTTTTTAATCTCCTAAACGGTTGCTTCTTGCCATGCGGCCTCGATAGCACCTCGGATTGAGTCTGATTTAGGATTGCTCGAACCGATTCCGGTCGGCATTCCCGTTGGGAGGCTTTGACGTGCTCGGCGGTTTTGATCCGCAACGCGCTGCCGTTCCTGCAAAGCCATTTCCACTTTTTCCCGTTCAAGAATTGATCTTGTCTCAGGGTTGAGCAGCATCGCCTGTTCATACAAACTTTCAAGTGTTGCGTTGGGATAGATGGAAAGTAAACGCCCCATTTCACCACGCACATTCTCGAAATATTTGTTCTTAGGGTCGGATGCAAAAGCTTCGACTTGGCGGCTGATAGCCTCGTCTTCGTTTGCCTGCCGTTCATTTTGGATTTGGCGTAAACTTTGCTTTAAAGCCGAAAGTTCATTCATCACAGGATGCATAGGGTCATATTGCTGCTGTTGCGGTTGTTGATAACCACCTTGCTGCTGTTCCACCCCTAGGGCCTGTGCTAGTTGCGCCGGATGCACTTGATACATCTGGCAAAGGCCTCGGATTCCACCTACGAAATCATCAGCCAAAGACTTTTCAGCAGCCATGTATCGGTCAAGCGCTTCTGTGACTGTGGTGCCGTTGTTGCGGGCCGTCTCAATATACGGATCAAGCCCACGGTATTCGCCAAGTTTAGCGAACCCGTTGTTAATTTCTGTCTCGCGCTTTGCGATGTCATCTTTTACCGCTTGCGGTAGTTTTTCAAATTCAGCCTTTGACGCGATAGACCAGCCGGGAGGCGGGCCTGCTACAGAAGGCTTGGTCGCATCTTGCGCAACACCCTCAACAGGCGGGGAATCGACTTTGGCTTGCGCATCTGCGATTACTTTGTCAGCATCGCCTAATGCTTTTTCATTAGCCTTTGCAAAGCGACCAGCTTCGTCACGGGCGCGTTCGGATGTTTCCGCTGTCGTTTCCTCTTTAGGAGGTGCAACAGCATCAGGCGTGGCGCTCTGTGCTTCCACTTCGTTCCATGCGGCCTCGATTGAGGTTCGCACATCGTCATCGTCATGCTGCGGTTCTGATTCCGCAATGCCGTCAATGTCCATAATTTATCCCTTTAATGATGATTAAGATCGTTCCGATAACGCTTGTTTGATGCTTTCAGCAACGCCGTCCGGCGCTGTGATTTCCTTTGCCTTGGGGTTAACGATGCTGCTGTCATTGCCAGCAATAGAACAGCCATTTTCTTTGATGTGGCGCTCATAAGCCCGCTTGCTTGTGAAGGGCTGCCTCGTAATTGGGCTTGCCACATAGTCAAGGCCGTCCCGGATAATGTGAGGGGCAAACAAGCTTGACCGCGTGCCATGGGCGGGGCCGTTGCGGTTTGGAATACGCATAATAACAACCATTAGTTCGCCCCTGATTGCATACGGCGTTTCATTTCCATGTTTGCCGCCTTAAGTTTTGAGTCTTGTATCATTTGCACCATTTTCATGCCGTGGCTTTCCGCGTTTTGCTTAAGCTTTTGCTCTTTAGCCATATCGTCAAGCGGGCTTTCATCGTTCGTTGGCGCAACTTCCAACATTTCTTTTTCCGCCTTCACTTTTAGCAAATACAATTCAGCTTCTGCTTTAGGTTTCTCAATCGTCTCAAAACGCTCTTTTTCAAGAGCATCCTTTGCGGCGTTTGGATTTTGCGGGCCTTGCTGTTGTTGTTGAAGGCGCTGCATAACGGCTTCCATAGTTTGCTCGACTTGATCCTCTAAATTCCGCCCGGCACGGAAGCCGCGAACGGTAAATGTCAGCATTTCACCAATCAGCGGCGCAAGTTCAGGCGCAACTTGAACGGCAGGAATTGCCTGTTGTAACAACGCGCCAACCGCCTGCACAAATTCAGTGCGCCGCTGTTTTTCCGCATTTTCATCCGGCTGAATTGTTGAATCGGTTTCAATGTCGATACGGAATCCGCGCAAGCGTTCATCCTTAAGCAAGGCAAAAGCCTGTTCTAATTCCGTGATTTTCTTTTCAATTGCAGCGGCATGTGGGTTTTCTTGCGACATACCATCCAGCCCAACAATCGGGGCAGGCGGTTGAGGCGGTACCATGTTGGCCATTTGCATAACGCGCATTGGCTCAAAGTTTTCCGCAATAACCTCGCAAGTCATATTCACGAGGTCACGGGCAAAGCGGGCGAGCTGTTGTTGCTTATCACGAACCCGCATTGATCCCCAATTGGCTTTAATTTCTTGCGCCTTGGCGGTTTCGTTCGGATCGCTAGAACCGCGCTGAATGTCGCTGATGCCTGCGATTTGATAGGTGTCTTGGATAAACGACTGGCGCAACTCAACGCACGTTTTAAGAACCTCTGCAACTTCACGAATTGGCAGGTAAACAATACCGCCGCCGCCACCTTTTTCCGCAAATGCAGCCCATGACGAAATCGGAATCATGACGTTTTCAACGCCGGGCGATAAAGCCCTTTCAACCGCAGCGGAAACATCTTCTGGACCGCCAGCAGGATAAAAACCCACCAACTTCAAGCTATCGGTAAGCTTGCCTATGCGGGATGTTAAGTCGTCGATTTCCTCAGCTTGGTCCTGATAATAAACGTAATCAGGAACGGGGACGAGGCTATCGGTTGTCGTTGTTGCATATACAGGCTCCGGGACGGGAAAGAAGTTTTCAAACCTAAGCACAGGGTCTTCTGTTTTTAGAACGTCTTTTGCAGCTTTGGAAACCCAATAGACTTTTTTAGTGTCTTTGCACCAAATCTCGTAAACCTCACGCTTGTTTCCGCCCTTCTCAGGGTTGCGCTCGTCATTCTCATTTTTGGCAGGCTCAGCAGCTTCCATGGCGGCCCACTTATCGCCAAACAATTCTTTACCCTGTGTGTTAGTGAGGTAAACCAGCTTGGCCACCCAAGGCACTTCCGACCATACACGAGCCGCACCGTGTAGGAATTGCTTCCAATTGATATAATCAATGATGACACGTTGATCTTCAACGCCATCCACGTCGTTAATGTCAGCATCAAAGCGCACCCATGCAGTGCCACGCCCCGGCAACAGCAAGTCGTCACGCACACAACGCAGAACAGTATCAATGTTCATGCGTTCAAGTTCGTACGTTGACGAGCGCTCTAGCAATTCACAAGCAACACGCCCAACGGGGTCTTTGTCCTTAAATCTGCGAGATACTTGCGGCACGGGTTGGCGGGCGTAAACAGCAGGCTTTAAAACTTCTGTATTTGCCCAGAGAATAGCAAACTTTCGCTTCCCCTTACCTTGATCGTTTTGCTTGCGATACAAGTTGACAAGCTTATCTGACCGCGAAACCCACTTTTCAAAGTGTTTTTCCGCACGGGAAATTTCAGCAATCCAATGCTTTTGATCTTTGCTGGTGTCGTCTTGTTCGGTTGTCAAATCCGCGTTCCAGTTTGTTGAGGGAGCAGGTCCCACGCTTCATTCAGTGTCATCTCGTGAATAGTACGGCCCCTAGGTTTTGGCTTAGGGTCGGGGGCTAACTCTCGCCATGCCATACACAGGTATCTAAACGCATCCGCCGCGTGGCTTGTCCAATCGTGGCGTGGCGTGTCTTTAAACGCCCTTGTCTTTTCGTCGTATTCCGAGCGGTATTGCCTTAGAGCCTCAACACCATCCCGTGTGCCCACCTCATCAAACCAAATGCGAGGGAGCGTTACCCGTGTTGCGTTGATCCCGTCCATTAACCCATGTGAAGGGGCCAGCTTAGGCTTAAGCCCCAATGAAACCATTGTCTCAACGCGACTACGGCCCGTACCTAGCTCCCTAACCCGTGCATCGTGTGGCACATAATCAGCCGTTACTCTGTAGGGTTTTGAATGTATAACCTTGGCGTAATGGTCTAGGCCTTGCCCGTGGTTTTCGTAATAATCCAAAACCCTGATTTCATCGCGCAATACTTGCCAAAACCAAATGGCGGTACTATCTCCCATCCCCAAATCCCACGCTGTGTAGACGGGCAAATCAGGATCATATTCGACTGCTGTAATGCGGCCTTGTCGATCCGCCTCTGAAATCTCTTTCCCGTAATAAGCACCGATGATAGCGGCTTCAAACGAGCATTCAAACTCTTGCTCGTACTGTTCAGGCGTCATATCAAGCTTGGCGCTATCTAACTCTGATTGCGGTAGAATGCCCGTTTTTGAGGCCGGCAAGAAAAAGCGCGTCCACTCAGGATCATGTTCAGCACGCTGATAAATGTCGAAGAACTGATTCCGCCCCTTGGGTGTTCCGATAAATGTTGCCGTGCCGCGCCTGTCTGAAAGCATTGGCCGGATGACAGAACCCCATATACTCGGAGCCATATCCGCATATTCATCAAGTGTGCAGTCATCAAGGTATGATCCGCGCAAGCTATCGGCATTATCTGCCCCGAATATGCGGATTTTAGCATCACGCAAGATCGAGACGTAAAGTTCACTTTCGTTTGGCGGTTTTGTCCATAATGGACGGCTAAACTCTTTTAGGTATTCCCATGCAACTTTCTTGGCTTGCTTTAGAAAGGGTGCAACATAAGCCGCTTCATATGCCTTTTTGTCAGAGAGTACCGCGCGGCGGATTTTGTCATTAACCGCTGCTACTGTCTTTCCGCACCGTCTATGGGCAACACCGACTGCAAATCGTTCTGTACGATTGTGGAACGGCATGAACACAGAACGTGGGGCATAGGGTATGATTATTCGGCGTTGAGCCATGAAACGGCAATATCTTTTAGGTCGTTTACGTCATCTGTGTTGGCAATAGCTTGCAGATCGGGCAACACTTTGTTTAACAAAGCCTTTGCGCAACTAACCTGCTGTGCGTCCATCGTTACGTCGCCTACCATGCAATCCGTCATCCGTCTGATAATGAGGGACGCTTGAATTTTAGCCCTTGTGCTATCGTCATGGTTTATTTTTCGGGTTCTAGCCGCCATAATATTGTCCTTTCCGCCGATTGATAGGCGCGAAATAGGGTTGTGATGTTATGCCGTGATAATAGCGATTTTGTCACCTGTGTTGAGAGAGAAATATTCTACGGCATTAGCCGGCAACAGCATAGACGTGGCCGTTGCTGTAGGTGACGCGCCAAATGCGAGGCGGATGGCAACGGTTGAGACGATGCGAACGGCAGGCTGTGTGTTGAGGCTTGTTAGGGCTGCACTTGCCGTTGTGGCTGCCGATGTACCGGATTCGGTTACAGCTTCAGTTGTGGAGTCTGTTAGGAGCATCGTGGTTGAGTTATTAACGAGACTGCCGAAAGTAATTGTTGTGGGCATAAGGCCCTCCTATTTGTTAAAATTCCATTCCGCCAGCCCACTCACGAAGGCGCACATCTGCATAATCACGAGGGTCAATTAATTGGACGTAGTTGTCTTTCGTTCCAAATTGATAAGTACGAAGGGTTTTGCCGCGAAAGCTGACTGGCATTGGCTCAGCTCGATCACGAACGAATGCAGCGAGTTTTGACGAAGTAAATTTATAGTCGTCTTTGGTTTCCCCAAGGTATTGCGCAGCTTTGTCGAGTGTGGCTTTTTCGGAGTGAATGCGAAGGGACACCCAAAACCAATCGTCTACAACAGCGGGAGTGACTATGTTGTCTTTTTCATCAAGAACAGCATCTTCGAGAACAGGGAAGCCGATTTCATCTACTGCGTAACCCTCGTTAGGCGCTCCCTCTGCATTGTAAATTCCACGAGCGGTTGCGATAACAAGCCAGCCATCGCGAGAGGAGCAGCGGAATGTTAAATCGATCATGATGTTAAAGCCTGTAATTGTGCGTCAGACAAAGTTATTGGAAGGTACATTACTTCTTTAACCCCGCCGTATAGTTGAAACCCGCCAATGTGGCTTCCGACGCTGAGTACGTTTAACCCTACTGGAGTTGTGACAACTAAGTCTTGTGCGATGGCACCTCCATTGGTTGACATCGCTGCACGGTTTGTTGCTACGCTTACAGCTATTTTTGATAAAACTCCGGGGGCACTAGCAGAGGTATTTAAGAGCGCTTGTCCTACCCCGCCTGCATTGGAGAAACAAGAGTGTACGCTTGATGCATTGTAAAGAATTGTTCTGTTTGGAGAAGTTCCATCTGTGACTGCAAGAGCAGTCGCGCTTCCGGCGTTTGCAGAAGTGCCGCCAGAGTAGAAAAGACTGGTGTGCAATGTAAGACTAGAGGAATTTAGATTAAATAGGCTAGAACTAATCGTTAAAAGGTCCGCTGCTCGTGTAACAGTTGCGCCCGCTGTGGGGATGTAACTCGACTGGTAGCTTCCAGCCTCAACCTGAGGGCAACTGATGCGGCATGTGCCTGTCACCACACCCACGCACCCAAGCCCGTACCTAACAATGTTGCTTGTGAGCGTGGCTGTCCACACGCAAGAAAGCTGGTCTCCAGTAGCAACTTCTGTTGTAGCTGAGGCGACAACTCCATTAATATAAAAAGTAGTTGCGGTTTCGTTTAGAGAGTGACAAATGTCACGGAATAAAATTCCCGCTGACACTTCCTCGATCTCAAAAGACATCGTGTAGACGGTAGAGACTACCGTAGTCACGGCTTGCTGGAAGAACGGACGCTCAACAGCAGCCGACATTTCATAGGCCACCTCACCGAGGAATTTTGTAGAAGCGACTGGAGTGGTTGTACCTGTACCTCCTGTCTTAGCCCACGAAGTTGGAACCGCTCCTCCGCCTGCAAACTTCGAGTTAAGAAGGAGGTTAGTTTTTTGCCCTTCTACGAGAGCCGCCGCATAGCCTTGGGAGTAATCGTTCCGTAAAAGCCCCGTCGCTACAGACTCGATAAGGCCAGCAGAATTTATTCTAGTGGCAGTGCTTGCGCGGGTGAAGGTGAATTTGGTTAACGTGCCATCCCCGTTGAACAGCGGGCCAACGTAATTATTGGCTGGCGTGATCGGATCAGCAATAGCGAGTGAATTGTCCGTGACGTTAAAAACCAAGCCGTCGCCCGGCGAATAGGCTGCAAGCATGGCGGCTGACAGCGAGCCTGTTGAGCCACGACGTAGCAATTTACCGGGTTGAAGCAACATTAAACAGCAACCGTTCCGCTGTGCAGCAAGCTATAACCGCTGTAAAACATAGGTTTGCTTTTATCGTCAAACATTTCTTTAGCGGCTGGAACTTCGTCAACTGTAAACGTCACAGAAATAGTGATTGTTTCAACGTCATTAATTCCCCGGCGAATTTCAGTGATTGCAGAGTTTGCGAGCTTTCTAGTCATCTGCTGACATTCCCTTTCATTTGTTGTTGTTAATAACGGTATCGCCTGATTTACTCATCAAAGGCGTATCGAGATTTGCCGTTTTCCCGCTTTTGTTGGCAACATGCCGAAAGTGCAATAAGGCCCCGTGTTGCCGTGCAGGTTAGTCTGCACTGAAAGGAGCGGG